GTGGCGGCAATGGCTACCAAGGCATGATCCGCATTTGGGAATACACTTAATGCAATATACGTGGGAGTTTCCTCAGTTTATTGTAAACCCATCCTCTAATAGCCTAACCAATGTGGTTACGGCTATTAATTGGGTTTGCACGGGTACAAATGGTACTGTCACATCATCTGCATCTGGAACGGCTAATTTAGGTTCGCCAAACCCAGCAGAATTTGTTCCATATGCTGACATTACACAACAGATGGCTTATATATGGGTTTCTCAATGCATCAGCATGCCGGGCGTTGAGGCGCAAGTTGGAGCGCAAATATCGGCATTATCTCAACCAGTGACGCAAACACAAGCGCCACCATTTTCGTAAGAGGGAAAAATGGATAATCTTGAACTTAATTTCAAATTTACCGTGGCAGAAGCAAATATCATTGCTGCTGGCCTTGGGAAGCTGCCTCTTGAGGCAGGCATTACTGTCTATGAAAAGTTAAAAGCGCAAGCAGAACCGCAAATGCAGGCAGCGCCTGTTGCTTCAGAAGCTGCCCCCGAAACACTTGCTGCTGAATAATATGGATTAAATATGGACCCGTTTACGCTTATAGCCGCAGCCACAGGTCTGTATTCTTCTATTAAGTCAGCCGTTGAAGCTGGACAAGATGTAATGGAGACTGCTGAAAAAATCAGCAGTCTTTTTGCAAAAGTGGGGCAAATTGTTACGATTGCCTCATCTCCACGCAAGAAAAAATTGTTTCAATCTCAAGCTGAATTTGAGGCTGAGGCTGTTAAAATATATGCTGCCAAGGCTAAAGCCATTGAGATGCAGCAGAACGTAAAGAATATGTTTGTTGCTCAATACGGTCCTGCGGCTTGGGACGGCATTCAACGGCAAGTTATTGAAATGCGTAAAGAAGCAGCGAGAGAGGCGGCGGCGGCGCTAAAGGAACAAGAAGAAAACCGCAAGGATGCTATTATGATTGCAAGCATTGTTGGCTTTCTAGTCTTGGGTATTGGTGTAATTGGTGTAATCCTCATGTTAACGGTGAAGTGAAATGGACATTTTAAAAACTTTTGGCCCGTTAATTGGGTCTGTTGCTCCTACCATCGCCACCGCTCTGGGTGGCCCTATTGCTGGAATGGCTGTTAAAGCTGTATCAAATGCCCTCTTTGGCCATGAAAATGGCACTGAGGACGATATTATGTCGGCTCTTGCTAATCCAACGGGCGATCAGTTGGCTGCGTTAAAAAAGATTGATGCCGATTTCAAAGTTCAAATGAAATCTTTAGACATTGATCTGGAAAAGATATCGGAAGAAGACCGTGATTCGGCTCGTCAAATGCAAATTGCCACCCGTGACTGGATACCCCGCGTATTGGCGGTTGGCGTCACGCTTGGGTTCTTTGGGATCATCGCTTACATTTTGCACTTTGGCCTTCCAGCCACGGGCGGAGAAGCCCTTTTGATGCTGATCGGTACGCTTGGCACGGCTTGGACAAGCGTTATGGGGTTTTATTTTGGCTCATCTGCTGGCTCTAAACAAAAGACAGATGCCCTTACCGCTTCTTTGGGGAATAAGTCGTGAAAGACAATTGGGAACAGTGCTTTGCCCTTATTCTTAAAAATGAGGGCGGTTATGTGGATAATCCGAAAGACCCCGGAGGATGCACTAACCTTGGCTGCACGAAAGCGGTTTGGGAGGAATGGGTAGGCCATGAAGTATCCAAGGAAGATATTCGGGCGTTAACCCCTTCCGACGTGATGCCGTTGTATAAGAAACGCTACTGGGATGCTATAAAAGGCGACGATCTCCCAGATGGGGTGGATTATGCAGTCTTTGATCTTGCGATCAATTCGGGGACGGGTAGGGCGGCAAAAACCCTTCAGTCGGTACTTGGTGTCAATACAGACGGCCAAATCGGATCAGCCACAATTGCTGCTCTTGAAACGGCAAACCCTCGTGAGATTGCAACGGGAGTCTGCGAAGCCCGATTAGCCTTTTTGCAAAGCCTTCCAACTTATGATACTTTTGGTAAAGGTTGGTCACGGCGCGTTGCTGAAGTTGAAGAAATCGCGTTTAAGATGGTTGGATAATCATGTCTCTCACGTACTCGTCATACGTTCAACAAATTGCAACGATGGCGGTTGTGCCTGTAACCGACACTAATTACACGATTATTATCCCATCTATGATTGATTATGCCGAATTGCGTATGCAGCGCGATTTAGATTTTCTTAGCACTCAGATCAGCACCACGGCTTATTCGTTTACATCGGGCAATAATCAATTAACTATTCCAACATCTCAATTCATTGTTGCTCAGACATTTGAAGTTATTGATGGGTCTGGAAATTCCACGCCCCTTACCCCTGTGACTAAGGAATATATTCAAAATGTCTACGGATCGGGATCAACTCAAGGCTTACCGCAATATTTTGCTGTTTATGGTGGTGATACTGCTACTACTGGTAATACTTCGCAATATATGACTGTTGGGCCAATTCCCAATTCTAATTATAGTGTTCGTTTGACAGGTACTGTGCGTTCAGCGCCTTTGTCGGCCAACAATACAACAACATATATTAGTACATATTTGCCAGATATGTTTATTATGGCCTCCATGATTTACATTTCAGCGTTTCAACGCAATTTTGGCAAAATTAATGACGATCCGCAGATGGCTCAGACATATGAAGCCCAATATCAAGCATTGAAATCAAGTGCTTTAATTGAAGCAAATCGTGCAAAATTTGAAGCCGCTGCTTGGACTTCTTATTCCCCTGCTCCTGCTGCAACGCCAACGAGGGGATAATTTATGCCCCACGCAACAATTAAACTTAAACCCGGTGTTGAGACAAATACGACATTTGCTCTTAACGAAGCTGCATATTCAACATCACAATTGATTCGGTTTTTGCCCGAACGAAACGGGCTGGGTCTTGCTCAAAAACTAGGTGGGTGGAAGAATTATTTAAATTCTTCTATTGGTTCTTCTATTAGGTCTCTTAAAGGTTGGGCAGATTTAAATTCTAACAATTGGTTAGGTATTGGTGCTGAATCATCATTATCTGTATCATTAAATGGTAGTTCTCCTCCTCAAAATATTACTCCTCAATTAACGATTACGGATACAACTCCTAATTTTGTAACTTCATATCCAACTAACACTAATCTTGTTACATTTATAGATTCAAATATTTCTGCAACAACATTAGACTATGTTAATTTTACAACGCCTGTTTCGGTGGGTGGATTAATCTTAAATGGCCCATACGGTATATATACAGCGGCAGGGAACCAATATTCTATATTGGCAAGTGGTGGTGCAACGGCAGCAGTTAGCCAAGCAACTTTTACGGGTTCCATTTCTGGAACTACGTTGACAGCATCATCTGTCACGGGAACAATTTCACTTAATCAAACGATTACTGGAACCGGTGTTGTTCCGGGAACGCAAATTATTGCCTTTGTTGGTGGTTCTGGCGGTGCAGGAACATACACGGTCAATATTGACACGACCGTTTCATCTACCGCTATGACTGCAAATGGCGGCGTATCTTATACATTTTCAACAACGGCCAATTCCGGTATTGTAACTGGATATTTGCCAAATAATACTTTTGTTCCAAATAACACTTTATATGTTAGCGTTCCCACAACCATAGGCTCCTTGGATGCGGGATATTTTACAACAGGTAGAATTTACGTAATTTTAACCACTGGAACAACAACGTGGACATCTATTGGTGCAGCTAATAACAATGTTGGTACTGCATTTATAGCAACTGGTGCAGGTTCTGGAACTGGCAAAGCATTATATGTACCAGTAAATAATGTGACGGGTGGTTCATTTGTTGTTGGAACCCGTTATATAATTACTTCTGTTGGATCAACTGATTTCACATTAATTGGCGCTTCTTCCAATACAGTTGGCGTAGTTTTTACTGCAACTGGAGTTGGTTCTGGCAGCGGAACGGCAACGTATGTTCCAACTACTAATACTACTGTTTCAGGCAGTTACACGATTATTGATACTCCGGCAACAAATGGAGCATTGACAGCAGGTCAATTTACGTTTGCCGCTACAACTTCAGGTTCAATTACAGTTGGACCAACGCCGATTAATGATGGGAATATTGATACTTACTGGTACATTTCTTTAGGCCCACAACAGACCAGAACCGGATTTGGCGTTGGTGGTTTTGGCGTTGGCGGATTTGGTGTTGGTTCGGCTCAAGCGCAAGGTTCTGGAACTCCAATTACGGCAACGGATTGGACATTAGATAATTTTGGACAAGTTTTAGTTGCTTGCCCAGCAGGAGGGCCAATTTATTCTTGGAATCCTAGTGGTCAATTGCAACAAGCCCAAATTGTTGGCGGCAATAGTCCATTGGTTAATTCTGGCATTTTTGTTGCCATGCCTCAGCGTCAAATTGTGGCGTACGGTTCTTCGTTCACGCTTCAACCCGATCCTATGTTAGTGCGCTGGTGTGATGTTGGAGATTACACTTCATGGAATGCCACTGTAATCAATCAGGCGGGTTCCTACCGTATTCCAACAGGGTCTAAGATCGTTGCTGGTATTCAAGGGCCACAACAAGGATTGCTTTGGACTGACTTAGATTTATGGGCCATGCAATACGTTGGAACCCCCTTGGTTTATGGGTTCAACAAAATTGGTTCTAATTGTGGTGCAGTAAGCCGTCACTGTGTAGGTCAGTTAAATGGCGCTGTTTACTGGATGTCGCAGAAACAATTCTTCATGAGCATTGGTTCTGGCCCACAGACTATTCCATGCCCAATTTGGGATGTTGTTTTCCAAAATATTAATACTTCATATTTTTACAAAGTATGCTGTGGCGTTAATTCTCAATTTAATGAAGTAACTTGGTATTATCCTTCAGCAAATGCCACTGAAAATGATTCTTATGTGAAGTACAACTATGTTCTCCAGCAGTGGGATTATGGAACTCTTGGCCGCACGGCATGGATTGATCAATCAGTGCTTGGTTCACCTATTGGAGCAGGTTCTGATACATGGTTATACCAGCATGAAATGGGCAATGATGCTGTATATAATGGTCAAACAACGGGTATGCAGTCCTCGTTTAGCACGGGTTATTTCCAGTTAAATGAGGCTGATAATTTGGTTTTTGTGGATCAAATTTGGCCTGATATGAAATGGGGTACGTATAGCGGTAACACTAACGCTACTGTGTATTTGACCATTAATTACACTAACTACGCTACAGATACGGCTACATCACCGTCCACTAGCTATTATTCTGGCTCACCATCTGGAACAGTTAGTTCAATTACGTTCCCGATGACGCAATCAACAGAGTATATTTCTTGCCGAATCAGGGCGCGTTATATGTCATTTTCCTTATCATCTACTGATACGGGAACTTTCTGGCGGCTTGGCGCGGTTAAATACCGTTACCAAATAGACGGGAAATTCTAATGACGGGCAAATATTCCATACGCCATTTGTGCGGCCTTTTCATAAGCATCATGGGCTTTTTCAGGATTATCAAAAAGACCCAAATAAATGCTTTTGCCGCCAACGGAAAGATGGGCTTGCCATTTCTGAGCAGAATTATGCCAAGATATTCCTTTGTATCCAGATTTATTATTTTGTGCTTTTGTTCTGTTCATGCAGTTTTGTTGATGTGTAACCTCACGCAAGTTTTCAATTCTGTTGTCAGCGCGGTTACCATTAATATGGTCAATTTCGCCAAACGGCCATTGGTTATGCTTCATCGCCCAAACAATTCTGTGTGCGGGCATGATAATTTTGTTAATACTTATTTTGATATATCCAAGGCAATTTGTTCCCGCAATTTGTCCTTTTTTAGTCCATTGCGTGGTATGATTCCAAATCAAATGGCCCGTTTGTGGTTCATAAAACAATTTTTCGTGCAAAACATTTATCGGAACTTCTCTCATGCACATGACATACAATTATTTTTGAACGGGGTCAAGTATGGCATCTCTTGATGATTTATTAACCACTCAAAAGAACGGCGTTATTGCGATCAATAGCCTTGTTGGTTATTTGTCTACAATTGCGGGAAATACGACAAGTCTTGTTACGGGGGCAACTTACGCTATTCCGACAACGTCATGCCCTCCAGTTGTAGCCACCACAACGCAAGTGTTTACGGGTAAAGGACTTTTATATAGCGTTTCTATTCCGTTAACATCTGGCTCAAACCAAGTGCTTTTATATGATTCTGCAACAACGGGCGGCATATCTAATGCCAATTTGATATACCAATCTCTTGCCGCTAATGCTGCAAACTTTGTTCCTTATCGGGATATTCGCATTCACGTAACCAATGGATTGGTGGTTGTTGCCCAAACGGGTATGTCCGCAGTTATTTCTTATACACCTAATATTTGAGGATAGTCATGCCATTGCACCACGGTACAAGTCAAAAGACGATCAGTTCAAATATCAGTGAAATGGTACAATCAGGCCATCCGCATGATCAGGCTATAGCTGCGGCTTTACACATGGCACGGTCTGGAAAAGCCAAGGGTGGAAATATTCCAACGCCATTAACTAATCGGGATATTCCTGACGCCGCAGCCAAGGATTCACGGGCGCACGTCGGGCCAATCCAAGCAGCGGTGGCAGGTCGTACAGACCATCTAAATATGCACGTCCCCGCTGGTAGTTATGTCATTCCCGCAGACATTGTATCTTCCTTGGGAGAAGGCAACACGGATGCTGGGTTAAAGATATTGGATAGTTTATGCCATGATTGGCGAGTTCCAATGCGGGATGCTTTTGCAAGAAACAACAAGCAGGGTGCAGATCGTGAAAATGATTCAAATCTTGCCCCTATTGTGGCGGCGGGTGGGGAATATGTCATTCCTCCTTCTGTTGTTCGTAATATCGGGCATGGTGACATTACCGCTGGGCATAATTTGTTTGATGGTTTTGTGGTTTTGGCTCGTAAAGATTTGATTAATACACTGAAGAAATTACCGGGACCAAAGTCTGATTGAGGGATCAAGATGATAGTTACTGAGGGAAAAAAGCGCGTTCGGTTATCTAAGAGTCAAAGAAAAGCACGGGGGCCAGTTAAGTTAGTAGAAACCCCATGCCACGTTCGGATTGGCACAAAAGAAGACCTTTTTGACATTCTTGCTTTGGCTAAGTTGGTGCATGAAGAAATTGGCTTGTTTGACTTTAACGAAACAAAAGTGGCTGAAGCCATCTGGCCTCCTTTAAACCAAACTGGCGGCATTGTCGGTGTAATTGGCGATAAAGGTAAATTAGAAGGCGGTATTGTGCTTAGAATTGCCAATTATTGGTATTCTGATAAGCAATTTTTGGAAGAAATGTGTGTTTTTGTGCATCCAGACTATAGAAATGCCAAAGATTCTCGTATTCAAAAATTGATAACTTTTACTAAGAAAGTGGCCCATGATTTAGATTTGCCACTTACAATAGGGGTCTTATCAAATAGCCGCACTAATGCTAAGATTGATTTATACAGGCGTAATTTTGGTGATCCTGTAGGAGCCTTTTTTCTTTGGGGCGCAAAAACTGGTTCTGATGCTGATTCAGAAGAATAGTTAAGAGGTTCGTTATGGGTGGTCAAACGGCAACTACGACATCAACATCTGCTCCTCCGCAGATGGTTCAGGATATGTACAAGTACATTACTGAACAGGGTAAGGCTCTTCAGCAACAGCCGTATCAAGCCTACACTGGTGAATTAGTTCCGGGCATGAATGCCACCCAGCAAGCCGGACTCGCTCAGGCAAATCAATATTCTACGGCGGCGCAACCTTATTATCAGCAAGCGGGTCAAATGACCCAAGATGTCTATAAAGGTTATAGCCCACAAGGTTATCAGCAAGGCGTTCAGGGATATATGAACCCTTATTTGCAGAATGCGGTCGGCGCTACAACGGCCCAAATGCAAAACGTCAATCAGCAGCAACAGCAGCAATTGTTGGGTAACGCTATTTCACAGGGCGCATTTGGCGGCGACCGTGGCAATATTGCTCAAGCGGCTCTTATGGGTCAGCAAAACCTTGCATTAGGCCAGACAATTAGCGGCATGGAAAACCAAGGTTATCAAAATGCCGCCCAAAATTATATGGCTGGGCTGCAAAACCAAGGAAATATGGCTAATCAATATGCCAATTTAGGTACAAATGTTCAAAACATGGGTATGGCTGGCGCTCAAGGTCTTATGACGGCAGGTGCTGTACCATATGCTGTACAGCAGGCTCAAGACGCGGCTCAATATCAGCAATTTGCACAACAACAGGCTTATCCTTGGCAGACGCTTGGCAGCTTGGCGAACATGGCTTCCGGCCTTGGTGCTGGTCAGGGTGGCGTAAGTACCACAACATCTCCCGGTCCTAGTAGCTTAAATTCATTTTTAGGTCTTGGAACTGCTCTTTTAAATATGTCCGATGAGCGCACCAAAGATAATATGGAGCCAATCGGTAAAACTTTTGATGGTCAAAACATCTATAAGTTCAATTATAAAGGCGATCCTAAGACAAATATTGGCCTTAGCGCACAAGAAGTTGAAAAACGCCATCCTGATGCTGTCCATAAGACACAAGGCGGCTTGCGGATGGTTAACTATGATGATGCTACTAGTGCAGCGGCTGATAAAGGCCATTTTGCTGCGGGTGGCTCATCTATGGGTGGATTGGTTCCTGCAAGTATGGAGCGCCAACCATATGCTTACGGCGGCATAGGTGGCAGCCAATATCAATTTGGTTCAACACCCTATGCCGATGATCCACTAACGCAAGAAATGGCAACATTAGCCAAAATTACGCTTGGATCATATATTCCTCACATTGCTATTAGCGGCTCTGGCGGCGGTGTGCCAATTCCCCATGCACAACCATATCAAGAGCCTACATTTGATACATCCGGTATTTCTGGATTTGGTAAAGCTGTATGGAATAAATTTGGTCCTACAACCATTCCAAATCCAAGCAGCGCCGATATGTTGGCAGCATACCAAGATGTTGCCTCCAAATATTCAAATTGGACACCAGATCAAGCAACTTTTTCTGCATCTGGCGGCTATGCACATGGCGGGTTAGTCCCGCGCAGCCATCATGCAGATGGTGACACGCCTCCTCAAGATAATACGGTTCCCGCTGATCAGGGTTTTCTTGGCGATTTAGGTTCATCCATATCCAAGGGTGTTGGCGGTTTATTTAGCACTCACGATCAGCCGGGATTGGCTGGCAATTTATTTAATAGCGGCAAACCATTATCTGATGATGCAAGAATGGCTCTTGTGGCTGCTGGTTTTGGTATGGCTGCAAGCCCATCTCCATTTATTGGTCAGGCCATCGGTCAAGGTGGTCTTATTGGCATGAATACTTATGCCAAGCAGCGCCAATTGGATTATGAAACCCAGAAAGCACTGGCTGAACAAGGTCTCACTGGTCGTCGGGTTGCAGTTGAAGAAGCTGGCGTTCCAATAGAATATGGCAAACTTGGTATTGCCAAAATTCAAGCCGCTACTGCTTTGGCTAATGCGGGTGAAAAATTATTTACCCAAACAACAGATACTGACACAGCTTCTCCCACTGTTGGACAGACTGTATTTTTAGGTCCAAAAGGTGAAAAATTAACTCCTTCTCAATATGCTGATCGGTTATATGGAATTTATAAAGAATCGGGTATGCCGGAAGCCTTCATAAATTCACTAGTAGTTTCACAAACTGGTGCTGTTCCAAGGCAAGGACACGCTTTGGGTGGAGTAGCTGGAGATCAAAATTCTTCAGATACTTTTACAGCACCATCGTTAGTAAGTTCAGATGTTCTTGGCGCTGATGAAGGCGATATGACCAATGCGCCCGCCCCAGTTAAAGTGGCACAAGCCGCTATAACCGATGCATCGCAAGCGCCTAGCACAATTAACAAATATAAAGATGTCCATCCAGAAGGACTACCAAATGTTTGGTTAGATAAGGCTGAAGTTCAACGTAAAATTGCGGCCAATTTCCGTATGCAAAAAAATGCAGCGGCAGCAGATGCTGCTGATAAGTTAGCTGACACTTATCAATCAACTGCTGAAAAAATTGATAAAGGTGAAATGCAAACCAAATTAATAAATGGTGAAATGGGCATTCCACAGTCAATTCTTGATTATAATGCACAAAAAGCTGCTTACGATAAATATATTCAAGATATGTCTGCAAAACAGGCGGATACCACTCACAATTATACCAATGAACAAACTAAGTTCTTAGAAGAACTTCCTCCTGTGCAACAAGTCCAAGAAGGTCTTATTAATGCATATCAAAAAATAGATATGAATCGTACAGCCGGATTTAAAGCAGACGCTATCGGTATTATTAAAGGAACTCCGGCATTAGATAATGTATTAAAAAGATTTGGTGTTGATGTTGATGATGCAGGATTTCAAGGTCTTGAAGATACCGCAGCCAAAGATGCCATTGTCAATGCATTTAAAGCTGTTGCGGCAAATGCGGCTGGCAGAACGACAAATATGCAATTAAAAGAAGGTCTTATGTCGGTTGCGGAACCAGCAAAGGCTGCTGCTGCAAAATATCAAGTAATTACGCAAGATCGTAGCAATCAACTGCGTCAAGAAGATATGGCAAGGGATTGGATAGCCAATATTAACAATCCAAATCCAGCACAAAGAAAAACTCAGTCGCAATTTATTGCTGATTGGACGGGCGATCCTAATCATAGTCAAAAAGTTTATGATCAAAAGGCAGTTGACCAAATTGATTATTTTGCAGGTATGTCTCCTGCTGATATCAAAAACTTGCCGTATAAACGTACAGAAACCGATACAACTTCTTCTGGGCCGTCATTGGAACCTTGGATGAAAGGCCGTGATATTAATTATAGCGGCCAAAGAAAACAGTTTTGGGAACGTGATGCATCTGGCAAAGTAAATTGGCTAGACGCTGATCAGGAGCGTAAAAAGTATCAGGCTCAACAAGGGGTTCAATAATGGCCAGTAATGTCCCAACTTTAGAACCTGATGATGCTGTAAATATTGCGGAACCTACTGCTTCTTCTAATTTTGAAGCGCAGGTTCAAGCAAAAATGCCTGCTGCTAAAAAAACAGTGGCTTCATATAGCCCAATTGAACAACTTGGTGCTTACCAACCTTTTCAATTTGGGCAAATACCAATGGTTGGCCCTGCCTACAACAAAGCATTTGACCTTGCTAGGGCAGTAGCAGGATCAGGCCAAGGCAAATCGCTCACGGAACGATATACAGATATTCAGGCTGAACGTGCTGCAATAGAAAATGCCAAATATGCGGCGGCTCCTAAGACATATTCATTTATGTCAGGTATTCCGGGGGCAACATCTGTATTGTTGCCTGAAATTGGGCTTGAACGTGGCGCGGCTGCATTGACGGAAAATGCTCCTGCATTGGTCAAAAATGTAACGCCATATTTGGGGCGAATGACCGAAAGTGGGTTGATGTCTTCTGCTTCGTCGGAGGCACTTCCGGGTGAAACGCCAGAAGAAACGGCAAAACGTCTGGGAACGAGTTTTGGTGCAGGTGCGGCAGCAACTCCGGTAGCGTCTGCTATTACTGGCGGCGTAAAGGCTGTAAAGAATCTTGGCAGTAAAATATATGGTCTTTTTGATCCTGAATCAGTTATGGCTCAAAAAATTGTTGAAGGTGCTTCAACGCAACCATCTGTCGTTCCATCTCAACGTCAATTGTCTGTAGAAGAATATTTAGACGCCTTAAATCGGGGCGACAAAAATGTTTCTTTGGCTGATGTGCAAGGCGCAAAACCACTTATTCAAAGTGCAGAACAGCGTCTTGAAAACGATCCTAATGCATTAGCATTAAATAGTGTTATTAATAAAAGAATTGCCGATAATCCAAGAATTATTGGTGAACAAATTGATGATGCGGCTGGCAAACCAATTAATATTTTTGAAGAACGTCGTGCTGCGGATAAAGCATATCGCAGTGCATCGTCTCCTGCTTATAATGCCGCATTTAATTCTAATGGCGCAGATGCCGTTTGGAATCCTTATTTTAATACGGTAATCAATACAAAAGAAGGTCAAGCCGCTATTGATTTTGCTAATAATGAGCGGATCAAAGATGGCGACCTTACTCCAAGTCCTTTTTCAAAAGACCCACAAACAGGGTTGTATGTTTTACGTAGTCCAACAGGTCAAATTGGCGCACAACAGCCACCAGACCTTGAATATTGGGACTATGTAAAGCGCGGCCTTAACAGTGTATGGCGTGGTCAAAAATCTGATCCAAAAGAAGCTGATACGGCAGCATCTACGGGTGCAATGATGCATCAATTTACGGATGTTCTCAAACAACAGTTCCCTCTTTACGATAAAGCCACAAGCACCGCTCAACGCTACATTAAAGCAGATAATGCTTTTGATGCTGGGTCCGATTTCTTCACTATGATTTCAAAGCCAAAAGGCAATGCTGAAGATATTGGGCAACAAATGAATTATTTGACTGCTCCACCCAAAACAGGCGGTTATACTCTAGCAGAAAAAAATAGTTTCAAAACTGGTCTTCTTTCTTTTGTAAAGGAAAACCCAGATGCTGCTGCTAATGTTTTTAAAAACATGGATTCTCAAACTGAGCAGCGTTTAAGGGCCGCTTTAGGTGATGATACATTTGAAGGCGTGAATGATGCGTTCAAAATGGCTCGTGTCCGTGAATTGACTGGTACACTTGGATTGTCAGTAAAAAACAAATCTGACCCCAACATTCTTACAAGTTTGGCTAAATTAGGTCTTGGGTCAGCAGGAATTGGCGCAGGTGTTGGTGCTGGATTTGTTGGCGCTCAAACTGCTATAACCCATGCTCCTGAGTTATTAGAGCGGATGACTGACCCGTATTTTCTTGGCTCTACTGCGGCTGCATTGGGTATTGGCATACCTGCCGTTTATCTAGGATCAAAAACCGTTTCAGGTCTTGCCAATCAACGTGCTTCGGCCATGTTACGCATGGCTGCTGATCCCAATCCACAAGTTCAAAAACAATTAAGTGACGCACTAAATAAAGATGAATTAAATCGTAAAATTTTTAGTAATCTTGAAACTCGTTTAACAAATTATGTAGCTACTAACCCAGACATGAACCCTTTTGCACCATCGGATACAACAAAAGCATCAGGTGGTCGTATTGGTCATGCTTCAGGTGGCCGGGCTGGTTCAAGTGTAATGACGCCAGAACAGCTACTGCGTGATTTAAAGCGCCGCCAAGTTATGATGAGGAACACTACTGAGCATATGCTGTCATTGCCAGACGATGCAGTTGTTCAAGCATTGGATGCTGCAAAGCGTTAAGTTTTGGCGCAGGAAAAGACCGGAGTAGGCTGCGCTTTAGGTCTTCCCTCCCCCCACTCCGGTCGCTTTCTTATTCTGTAGCCTGTGCAACCATTTGATTGGCTAAATCAGACATTACCCGCAATTCCGCTAAGTTTCGGGTCGGACTTCCAACTAGATGCCCTGAACAAGCCGCAGTGCTGATAACTTCACGATAGTTATCTTGATTGCCAATGCCTTCGCTAACCTTGGCAAGCGCAATAGCCATAGACATCAGGGATACGTCATGTGCGGTAATTTGTCGCTCTAACATAGCTGTAGCTATAAGGGCGGCTTTTTCTAATATTACCACAGGGTCCACATTCTTAGTTGCAGCGGCTTCAGCAGCCTTCTGTGTGCTTTCAATAAGCTGGCTCCAGTTTGCACGGGTAGGCTTTAATTCAACCATTTTCATTTCCTTTTCTAAGAACTATTGTTCCGTCTAATTTTTTTTTAAACTTTGATTTTTTCCCAAACGGCAATGGGGTTTTGGACTCTTTTAAACCTAATACCGCTGTTTTGGATCGTTTTGCTTTTGCTGTTAGTGAATGATCTATTTTTGTTTTCTCCGTTGCACAGGGTTTACACGTTAACCGAATATTATCATCAGTATCTGAACCTCCTAATTCTAAGGCTTTAACGTGTTCAAAGATAAAGCCACCAGTTATCAGTTTGATTCCGCAAATCATGCAAGATCCTTTTTCACGTTCCCAAATTGCCAATTTACGTCTGGCAGATAAGTTCCCGCGTTTTGTTGTTCCTATATCTTCAATCATTAGCCATGTTCCTAAAATCAATATATTCCAATGGGCAAAGGTAGAACTGTTCTACTTTTTGGGTGTTGCTGGCAAATTTGGCTTCTTCAAACCAATAGTTTCGGGTCTTATTCCAAATGATTGCCATATGCGTCATTGGCTTATTGATTATGATGTAACCTATTGAATCTTTATTTCGTTCCACAGCAGCCTTATTGCTGACCAACATACTTTTAAATTTCCAACTATTTTTGTCGGTAAAATCATAGCCGCTGTGTTTGATCTCAACCCGATATGTTTTCCCATCCTTTTCAATAAACATATCTCCAGAATCTAAATATTTATCTGGCGTTTCTTCAAAAGGGCGATACTGAATAGCGGGAATTGTAATGTTATAACCTTTCTTATGCAGCCACTCAGCCGCACGAAAAGTAGCTGGCCGCGAACGATCTAGCCGTTCAATAAATTGTCTATGCCGTTCGCGGTCATTCATTGAAACTTGCTTCCCGCACGGTGGGAGGCCTGCTCCGTTCTCCAAGCCTCAATGATGGCATCACACTTGTTACGTTGTGACCTGTGCCACTCGTCGGCTTCTATGGCTGTAACTTCTTCATTACAGGCATCAATGTATTCAGAATGAGCCTCTGCCCAAGCATCTCGCATTGCTACGGATGATTCGGGGGAACGCAAGACTAATCTGGCGCGGGTTTGCTTACGGTTAAATTCCGCTCGTACACGATTTGCACGGGCGGCTGCTGTTTGATCAGAAGACGTTGCTAAGTAATTCAACGCCTCCTCAATCCATTCATCGCTAATCAAGCGCGTTGGTTGGGACATACCGTTCAATCCTTGGTTTGAGTGTTATCCAGCACTCTACGTTGTGATTTGGCAGTGGCATGGCATCCAAAAAGACAAGGATTTCACTGTCTTCCATCCATGCATTGCCAACGATTAGTTTTCTTGTCGCATTGTTCCGATCTGTTTTGTAAGTCAGAACGGTCCATTTTTCAGCAAACTCTGGGTCAATAGGTATAAATTCTGCCGGGCGAAGAGCCACCCGGCAAAAGTTATCAGAGTCTGCAATCGGGATTGCATCAAATTGGATATTAATCGTATCTTTTTTGGTGCTAAAACCCCGCCCAACCACAATTTCACGTGGTTCTAATGTCATTGGATCGGGACGATAAGAAACGGCTATCCAATCAAAACGCCATTGCTGGTCAACAACTGCAGGAGTGTGTGGATATAGAACTCTTGAAGATTTCATTTTTTATGCCGTTTTTCTTATGTTTTATATTAAAATGGGATGTGATCCGATAAATCATCCATACTATTAGATTGATTTGATTTTGGAGCCTCATCTTTTAACGAGAATTTTAGCGAATAATATGGCCCATCTTTACCAGATTTAGGCCATCCAGCTATTCTATATTCTACACCGTCAATTGTTGCTGTTCCTGTTATATCTGGTTGTTTATCCATTTTTTTATACTTGTTTTTGGAGATCATCCCCATCATTTCGTAACTAGCCATTTTCATTGATCCTTTAAATCTGCAATTCGGGATGCACAGGCTTCTGCCATTAGTACATATTCCCCGTCATTTGGTTGTAGTGCCATAAGCGCCCTATTTTTGGCTTCTTGTTTCCAAAATTCACGAACTTCTTTTTCCGTTGTGGCAAAGGGCAATGCCCCAATGAAAACATTGACGTATTTATCCAAGTCCTCCCCTGTAGGCACAAAGTTATCCGCATAGACAATCGGTTCAGGTCCACTTTTTGATTTGGACTTAGACGATTCTGAAACCTTCTTATTGCTAGGTGGAGCAGCGTTATTTTGGACGGCTTGTACTGGCGGCGCACCTTCGTCTTTTTCTGGATCATCACCTGTCTCAATCTGAAAGAGTTTAAATAACAAATACTTATTAGCACCTGTTAAAGCCTTGTAGACGCCTTTGTCGCCAACGCTGCCTGATTTGGACTTATCGTTTCCGCAGCCAACAGCAGTAATTTTATCAGGCCAAATCTCGCCAGATACGTGGGCTAAAGTGTATTCCACGGTGAGCATCGTATTGCCGTATTGATCAATCGGGCTGACGTTTCCCACACTGGGAATCAGGATTAAACCATGTTGGATCATGGCTGGGCGTAGGCTTTCCAAAAGGGATGCTTCAGAAGCGTACTTATACCCGTGGAACTTGTTTTCGGAAGATTTTTGGACGTATGAAACGTCCTTCATAATGGCATTAAGTGCTTGAATTATATGTTTCATTTGTTTGCCTTATCGGATTGTTAGCGTTTCACCGCCGTTGGATAGTTGAGCGCCGGGAACGTCTTCGCCAGCCTTTAATCGTTCACCGATCAACGTCTTGTTCGGTTCTTTCTTGATACGGAAGAAGTTTTCAGGAAGCAACCCCTCATCTATAATTTCCACACTTTGCGGTTTCGCTGTTAGCGATGCGGTTCCGTTAGAAACCGTAATTTTACGCATTTCAGCGGCTTCCAACAACCTGCGAATAATTCTGCGGATAACTTCCTGACGCCCCTTGAGTTTCTTTTCACGAAGTTCTATTCGCGCCCGCGTTATTTTAATACCTTCTATATAACTATCTGTAAGTATTAGATCATATAATAATCTATCTACTATTTCTAATAGATCGGTACTTCCCTCTAATATATCTGATTTAAATTCATCATCTAATTTAAGTTCAGGATTAGTCTCATACAGCACAGCCAAGAGATTAGTAATTTCTGTTTCTATTACAGGTAAGGTTAATTTTATCTTATTTAGATTATCCATAGTACCTCCTTGACGTTTGTTTGCATTGAGCGTAATTTGCATACAACGCAAAAGGAAGTCAAATGATAAAACGGTTAGACCCGCCCTTACCCGTGATTACCCCCAAGGGAAGTGCAATGGCGCATTTTTTGTTGGACTACGGATTTGAGCATCATTTGTGTTGGATTTGCTTTCAAAACGATTCGGGAGAATGTTGGACATGGGAAAATCCTCTAATTCGGTTGCAACCCAATTCAACGGCGAACAGGTTGTCCACAACGACGATTGGCGCAAATCAGGCTCAGGCCACCCTATGAGGGTTTGGCGGCAGACCTATCGGATCACGTTGGATGATATTTCGTTTCTGACGGGTATCTCTGTAGCCTCGTTGTCCCGAATTGAACGATACAAACAAACGCCGCTGATTGGCGCGGCGCAAAAGATTATTGGTATTTCTCACGGTAACTTGACCCCAGCGGATTTTTTTAACAATGATAACGCTTGAACTTCCACTGGCTCCTTCTGTCAACGCATTGTGGCGTATCTCTGGCAAGCGGCTGTATCGCACCAAAGTGTACAAAGATTGGTTAGAAGAAGCTGGTTGGATGGTGCGCCAACAGACAAGGAAGACCATAGACGGCGAATATGCCATTCACATAAGGGCATTACGCTCAAACAAAAGACGAGACCTAGACAACCTTTTAAAGGCCACCTCAGACCTATTGGTGGAACTTAGAATTGTAGAAGACGACTCCCAGTGTGTGGCGCTGGCTGCGGAGTGGGCCAATCAAAGCAACGCGCCAATGATCGTAACACTAATAGCAATGGGCGAATCAAATGAACACGGACACATTGAGTTACAATGAACTAAAGGCGCATTATATTGCAGTGCGGCAAAGACTGGGCGGTTTAGGTAAACCCGCAGGATTAGTGCCAATTCAAGCCGTTAAATCACTGCCAAAGCAAGAGCCAGAACCCGTACAAGAGCCGGAAGTAGTTTGGCGTATTGATGGATTGCCAAATAACAATTTTGCTAAATTTCTCCGTCAAGTAGCCGAAAAACATAACATTGATCCAAAAATTCTGATGTCAAATGACCGCAGAAAGAATATTGTTATGATTCGTAGGGAAGTAATTTGGGGCGCACACAAGACCTTAAATTATTCGCAATCTCAAATTGCGCGGTGGCTTAAAAAAGATCACACGTCCATCAATCACGCGGTGAAAATGTGGGAGAAACAACACAATGTCGGCGCATGAACTTAGGGATTACCAGAAAGACGCTATCTGCGCTCTTCGGCAATCACTTCGCTCTGGCAAGCGCAGGCCAGTGTTGCAGATGCCCACAGGAGCCGGGAAGACTGCTACGGCTGGTGCAATCATCAACATGGCCCAAGAAAAAGGTAACAAGGTTATCTTTTGTGTTCCCGCCATTAGCCTTGTGAACCAAACGGTTGATTCGTTTGAACGGGACGGCATCTTTGAAATTGGCGTTATGCAGGCTTTCCATGAACGGACAGACCACAGAGCGCCTATCCAAGTAGCCTCTATCCAGACCTTGATGCGGCGCAACATACCAGAAACCTCTTTGGTTATTGTGGACGAGTGCCACGTATCGTTCAAGTTCATGGATAAGTGGTTCAAACAACTGGAAGAGCAAAAAGTTCCAGTAATTGGCTTAACCGCTACGCCGTGGGCTAAAGGCATGGGAAAGTTGTACGATGATTTGATCATCGGTACGACAACACAAAGGCTAATTGATTCGGGTTATTTGTCTAATTTCAAGGTATTTGCCCCAGCGCATCCTGATTTAACGGGCGTTAAAATCGTCAAGGGCGATTATGAGACTAAAGGATTGTCCCGTGCCATGCAGCAGGGTACGCTGGTAGCTGACATTGTATCCACTTGGTTGGAGAAGGGCGAAGATCGGCCTACGCTATGTTTCGGGGTGGACCGCGCACACGCCAAGAAATTGCAGCAACAGTTTTTGGAAGCTGGTGTTCCAACGGGCTACATGGATGCTTTTACGGATATTGAGGAACGAGAACAAATCGCCAAGCAATTCGCCAACGGCGATTTAAAGGTGGTTTGCAATGTTGGCGTATTAACGACTGGCATTGACTGGGATGTTCGTTGCATCATTTTGGCGCGGCCTACACGCTCTGAAATTTTGTATACACAAATTATCGGTCGCGGCCTTAGAACGGCAGAAGGTAAAGATTACTGCCTGATCTTAGATCATAGCGATACAACGCTACGTCTGGGCTTTGTAACCGATATTCATCACGATGTTCTTGATTCGGGTAAAAAAACCAAGGGCATCCATGAGAAGAAGATTAAACTTCCACGGGCTTGTCCGAAGTGTGCTTATCTAAAACCGCCGGGATCAAGAGAATGTCCGGTGTGCGGATTTGCCGCAGTTGCTACTTCCAAAGTGGAAACTGAAGAAGGTGAATTGGCTGAATTAACCAGCAAAAAAGAACAATTAGGAAAGCAGTGGACAACGCAGGTTAAATTAAATTTTTATGCTGAGTTGTTGGGATACGCTAGGCAAAAAGGATACAAGGATGGATGGGCCTATCATGCCTACAAGCAGCGCATCGGTGTCGGGCCACCTAGTCGGCCAATACCGTTAGCACCATCTCCGGCAACCCTTTCGTGGATTCGCCATCTAAATATCGCCAGAGCAAAACAAAGAGATAAACAAAATGGACTTTCAAACGGCTCATCTTCAGGCGCAAGGCAAGTGGCGTGATATCCTTGAAAGCATAGGTGTCAGCAGAAAACATTTAGACGGAAAGCATGGTCCCTGCCCGATTTGTTCAGGCAAGGATCGGTTCCGCTTTGACGATAAGCATGGTCGGGGCGGATGGATATGCTCACATTGTGGCGCTGGGGATGGTTTTGCCCTTGTCGCCAAGGTGAAGGGCATAGACATGATCAAGGCTAAGATGATGGTTTCGCCCCTTCTTGGCGGCGCAAAGAAAGAAGAATACCGGAAGCCGGAAAACCATGTTGCATTAAGGACAGCCGCAGAACGCTTCTGGAAGGGAACGGGAACGGTAAATGAAGAAACTCCGGTAGGTTTATATCTAAAGAAGCGATTAGGTTGTTTTAAATCTTCACAGGTGCTTCGGCAGGGGAATACAACTCACCCAGCAGATAAAGGACGCAGTTATTTTGTCATGGCGGCTAAGATTAATAGCCCAGATGGTAAAGGTATATCGGTTCACAAAACATATTTGCTAACAAACGGGGAAAAGGCTCCACTTGATCCAAATAAGGTAATGATGCCGGGGCCATTAGTACCGGGGGCGTCAATATGGCTTACCGATCCTATGGCACACCTTGGAATAGCTGAAGGCATAGAAACGGCACTATCTGCCAGTTTAATACATAAAGTTCCGACATGGGCGGCAATCAGTGCCACGATGATGAAATCATTTGAGCCGCCAGAAATTTGCAAAAAATTAACGATTTTCGCTGATAACGATAGCAACTTTGTTGGACAGGCTGCTGCGTTTGAGTTAGCCCGAAGACTGGTTACAACG